ATCCTCAAAGATTTCGTCGTAATCTAAAATTGGTCTTTTTCCCATTGGTTCTTTAGGTTTATAAGCAGAGACATCAGAATAGATTTCTGCTTTCAAAGAATCAACAAGAAGTTCCATATTTCGAACAATCAGTTTCAGTTTGTCTTTGTCCATAGGATATAATTCTTTCAACTTATTTTAGCATAAAAAAAAGAGGGGATCAAGTCCCCTCCAAATATCAGCGCATTGCCATTGCTAGTTTTGCTTGGTGTTTACGTTGCTCTTTTTCTTTTTGTTGTTTGATCAGAACAAGTTGCCAGTTATTATTTTTCATTTGTTCTCAACCTCCTTAACAAACTTTACTCCACGATATTGGGCATCGTATTGTTGAGGTTGTTGCTGCGCTTGCTCTTGCTTACGCACTTCGGTGTCGTAAGGGACACCACGATAAACTACTTGTGACATTAGGTTTTCTCCTTAGTTGTTTAGGTTAAAGAGCGTTCCTTCAGTCGGCGTTTGCGTCCTTAATAGGATGAACGATCCGTTCCGCGTCGGCTTACTTCCGTCTGGATAACCAGATGAACGTAGAGGTACTATACCTCATCTCGGATATTTAGTCAAATAATTTTGTAACAAATGTTACAGTTTTATTTACCAGGAAGCATTTTAACTCCAAGTGCTTTATTGCGAGCAACATCAGATTGTCTTGCCGCAGCAAGTTTCTTAGCAGTATTCGCAGCATCAGATTTCTTATAAGCACCAGCAAATAAAGATCTACCGATTCTTTCTAATGGATTTGAAGAAGTCTGCGCGAGACTCTTGGTATCTGCTCTCTTATAAACTGCCTTACCACCTTTATATGCAAGGTATCCAACATCTTGCTTACCACCAGGGCCAGTAACAACAGAAGTTTTACCCAACTGAGCGGTTTTTCTTTGTGCTCCCGTACCAGTCGTAATGGTATTCTTTTTGGTATCAAAAGTAGTCTTGCCACCAATACCTTTAATTGCTCCACCCGACTGACTTTGGCGATTAGCAGTTGCAATTGCTTTTCTTTCTTTCGCATTTGCACCAGCGGCAACATCAAATGCCTTAGATGCTGCCATAGATCCCCCTACAGCACCACCAACTGTTCCAACTGGACCAGCAACGCTTCCTCCTGCACCACCAAGAGCACCACCAGCAGCGACTACAGTACCTTTTGCCAACGATCTTGCCCATCCAGATCCTTTTGATCTTTCATCGGCAACATCAAGAGCGGCAGAAGCAGGACCTGCAATTTTTCCAATTCCCTTAAGAATACCTTTTCCTACACTTCTTGTTGCTGTTTTAGTGGCCGCTTTTTCTGCTTCCTTGGCAGCAGAAGATGCGCCGGAAGGAAGTGCTTTTGGTTTACTACCAGAAGGTAATTTACCCTTAGGTTCATTAAGAACTCTTACATTTACTGGTTTAATTGATGCATCCACAACTGATGATGAGGGTTTATTTACAAGATTACCAGGTTTTGGTGTCGTTGCTAATGCATTAGAAGATTTTGGTGTTGTTGCTAATGCACCAGGTTTTGATGTTGTTGCTAATGCGCTACCTTTTTGAGTTTGACCTGCTGCAGGTAAAGCAGGTTTTGCAGTTGTTCCACCAGCGGGGGGAAGAGTTCTTCCAGGAAGAGTACTGGATGGACCTGTTTTAGGGAGTCCAAGTTGTGGTTGACGTTTTTTAGGAAACTGTTCCCAAGGATTTGTAGCAGCACCAGAAGGTTTTCTTGCAGGACTTGCTACTGTAGTTGTTTTTACTTGTGGTTTAAATTGCTTTGAAGGATCAGCAGCAGCGCCAGATGGTTTTCTTTTTGCCTTTCTTTCTGCAGCAGCTGCTTCTTTCTTATTAATTTCATCCCATACTGCTTGTTCTCTAGGAGATCTTTCTCTACCAGCAGGTTCTTCACTCAAATATGATTCTTGCAAAAACTGATTAAACGATTTCATCTTTTTTCGTCTTTTTAGTTATTTATAAAATCCTACAGAAACAAAAAAATACTGGAAAAATTTTCCCAGTATTTTTGAAATCATTTTCTCTTTTTAGGTTGAGGAGGTTTATATCCCCAAAGTCTAGAACTTACTCTACCATCAGTCCATTCAATTGACTTAAGACAATTACCAAATTTATCATAATACATATCAAAGACACTTACCCTTTTACTTGTTCTTACAATATCATGAAAAGTATTTTCATCGATTGTATAAGTGACTAGATAAGAATCAAGAGGTAGTTGTTTATTCTTTGCATCTTCTTTGGTACATCTTTCTTGTAGAATTTCACATCCATAGCGAGACTTAGAAGTTTCCTTTTCCTGATTAGACCAAACTTCTTTTAGTGTCTCTTTAGTAGATGCTTTTTCTTGTTCTGCCGACATTTTATCATCTTTAGTTGTATTTTCCAAATTTATCCCTCATAATTAAAACTTAATTTTATCCCCGATTCCCCCATTGAATATCAGGGTATGCTTCCGAAACAATTTCTTTAGTAATCTTATACTTGGTGTCAAGTTTCTTATCCTTTACCAAACACAGAATTTCTGCTTCTAGTGGATGAAGACCCTGAAGGATATTAATAAACATACTTTCTCTACGAAGAGAACTTAGACCATCATTACCACCTTTCACAAAATTATAAAATTTTTGATATTCTTTACGAATTGATGATCTTCCTTGATCCTGAGAACCAAGAGAATTCGATCCCATTTCAGCCATTTTACTCACAGCATCCCCAATCTTTTCAGAAAGAGTTCCACTGAAAGAATTCTGTTCACTTGTTGCAGCGTAAGGAACTTCCCCTGGAGGAAGAACTGAAACAATACTTTCATCAAAATTCCAAATAAACAATGCCTTCAAAGAAGGATGCTCATATTTCTTTAAAACTTCAACTTTTTTTACATTAGAACGCTGTTTTGATGCAAGATTCAAAACTTCAAACGAAAATGGATTTACTGGAAGTTCTTCAATTACTGCAGGTTCTTTTGCTACTACAGTTTTTGGTTTAATCGTCGTCTTCTTCTGCGTCGTCGTAGTCATGATAGTTTTCAAAATTAAATGCTATGACCTCATCTGGAATCAAGTTTCCTTGATTATCAAACATCTCGGGATGAGGTCTTGGAATCTCCCGATAGTTCATCATATATTCTCTTGCTACCCAACCACCTATAAGTCCCACTATAAGAAATAAAACTGTTAAAAATGAACCAAATACTAGACTAATTGCTAACATTTCTTTTCTCCGGGAAATTACTGATCTATTTTCCTTGTTTTAAAGGAAAACTCAAAATAGATGGTTACTTCCCGATTTAGAAAGCAAATCATCTTTTCAAAAATGATATGAAATGGATAGGTCTGCTTTCTTTTTCCTCCTGAGAGAATCAATTCGACACCACGGTTCATGCCATGATTGTCATTTTTATTTAGGTTATTATCAGACAATTTGTTTTTGTTTTAAAAATTTAACTGTATCGGTACATCCACCAAGTTTTTGATCATCACAAAGAACTTGAGGAAAAGTGGAACCTTCACCAAACTCAGAATAAAATTCTTCTTTTGTAAAGTGTTCATTGAGATTATACACTACGAAGTTATTTCCTGTCAACTCTAGGACAGTTTTAATTTTATGACAATAGGGGCAATTTTCTTTTGAATAGATTGTGAAATTCATATTTTTTATAAAGGTTATATTAATTTATAAGATTTAAAATCCAAGATTTTTATTACGAACAAATTCCAAATTATAACAGGTATATGACATTGGAATAATATGATTGTTAAATGGATTTTCATATGCGTTAAATGACCAATCAGGATTTCTCCAATTGAATCCCCACTTTTCTGACATATATCCGCCATTCATTTGATGTGCATGATCAAGTTTTTCCTTTAAAGATAAATCCAGTCTCCAAGTTTGAGATCCAGAAGTTTCATAATCTTTATCCCCATGCAAATAAGTACAACCCAAATGATCAACTTCAATATTATTATTTAAAAGTCTAATATGATAGTCACAATCCTCCATATATGCAGGATAAAGATTTTCATCAAATAATCCACATTGCTGAATCACAAAATCTTTAATTAGAAAAAGATCCCATTGAAATTGCTTTCCTTTTACCATGCCAACATTTTCTTTTTTAGATTTTTCTACAAGTTCTTTCAGAAGACCAGGACTAAAAGAAATGTCATTATTAACAATAATCCAATAAGGATCCATCATATGAGTTTTAATGATCAAATTCCAAGCACCAGAACATCCAATATTTGCTGGAAGATTACAAACTTTTATTTTTTCAATAAATTTATGCGAAGTTTTAGAAAGTTTCTCTAAGTCATCATCAAGTTCACCTCTTCCATTATTATTAATCACACATAATTCTTTGACAGGATAATCAATACTATCAACTAATCTTTGTAACCAATGAAATCCATTAACAATCGGGACTCCAATTACTGGAATTGAATTAAGTTTTTTTTTTCCAATACGGTTAATCCGTTATTATTTGTCTTATGAATTTTAAATTGCCAGTCTGGATTACTGATTGTAAATTCAATAATTGCTGGGAGAAGTCCCATAGGATTTTCCATATAACCAGTTACAATTTCACCCGAACTAGCATTTGAACATTTTTCCCCCGTAACTCCATAAGTTTGAGTATCATGAAATGCTATGTACTTTTTAACTTTTTTGGAATGAGTTTGAAGTTCATGCTTCAACTGCTCATACTGATGCCAAGTATCAATAAACAATAAATCAGTATCTTCAATTTCAATATTGAGAACATCAGCTTCAGCATAAGAAACATCTTTACCCAGTTTCTTTGCCACATCAAAAAGATGATTTACGTTTGAATCAATCTTAAGATCATATGATCTTAGTTTAGCACTGGTATTTAAAAATGCTCTAGTACTTGAACCACTTCTTACTCCAAATTCAGTGATGTGAGAGCATTCTTTTGCAATTTCATGTAAAACTGGAAGATTTTGATTAATATCACTTTCAATTTTACATGCATTTTGATATTCTTCTTCAAAGAAATTTTCACTAATTACAATATTTTCAGTTTTAGTCACCGGAATCTCCACTCCCATCTTTGCCAAATTTTCATCTACTGCTTTTAAATACTGTTCAGATAAAGAATAATTTTGTCTTAAATCTAAAAATATTTCTTTAGATTCTTCAACTTTTTCCCACCAGTATCCAGAAACCGCTTTTTCAAAAAGAAGACCATACTTTC